TGACATTGCCATCGATACCAGACACGGACGATTGGTAGCTGAAAGTAAGTATCAAGCTACAGGCCGTGGGTTTAGTTTCCTTACCACAACACACAAAAAACAACCCGCAGATTTCTATCTGTTAAAGCAGAAACATGGGCCTGCATTTATTTGCATTGAAATAAATAATCCAGTCGTTGAAAAGATAATGAAATGGCTGGGGAAGTGAGCGTAGGAAAAACGGAAAAAAACCTACGCTCACTTCGTTAGAGCAGGGCAACAGGAGAGAAATTGCTCTGATTAGAATAGTGCATTAATGCATTACTTTTGTCAACTCCTGTGATAACATCAAAGAGCAACAGGAGTTTTTAATTAATGTTCCATCACATATCTTGGGCTATGAAAGCCGACACACCAGATGCTTTGTCACGTTGGCTGTTAGTTATTCTAGCTGACCATGCAAACGACACGCATATCTGTTGGCCTAGCATTGCAACATTAGCGCGCCGCACTGGTATGCATACCGCTACGGTGTGCCGTAAGCTAAAGCTATTAGAAGAAGCTCATTTAATTAAACGACTGCGTGGGTCTGAGGGCAGGTCCACGAGATACCAACTGGTTATCGCAGAGTGCGACAACCTTATCGCAGAGCGCGACACTAAACTACCAGTAAGCAATTTAAACAAGAAGAAGGAAGTTCCATTCGATTGGAAACCTTCTGATAAATTGTGTGCTTCGATAGATGAAGTGTCGTTCTCTGCTCAACAGGAGACAGTAAGCCATGACGTTGAAACCGTTAAGTTCGTTAATCACCACATCGCAAATGGATCCAAGTTCGCAAACTTCGACGCCGCCTACAGAAAGTGGTGCGCTAACGCTATCACCTTCAGTGCAAAAAGCAGCACTCGAAAAAATGCAGGACGAAACTATCAGTCCGCTAGCGCGGACGACCATGATAGAAGATGGAGTGAGTTCATTGGTTCAGTTAGAAGGTAGATATAATAAAGACTTTGAGCTTATATCTTATAGCATCAAAGGCAACCCACCTTTAGAGAACTTAATAAAAGCCTACAAGCTGGTGCAAACAGGCATGATACCATTGCCTGTATCTGAGTTAGACCAACGGCTTACAGTCATGTCTATGGTGCTAACAATACCGCAATCTTTTGGTGCAAAACAATTAGCAACCAAGCGTGAGATTCTAGCTAATAAGTTAGCTGAATATCCAGCCGACATTGTTATTCGTGCCATTGGATACATCGAGCGCAACATAAAGTTCTGGCCCTCGCTTGCTGAGTTTATCAATGATGCTGACATCGCATGGATGACCAAGCCTCGTAAAATAATGTCTGATGAACTGCATAAATGCATTGCAAGACATAAACAAATATAGTAAATTTTGTATAAATGCAGGAGAATTTACATGAAACGTACAGGTTTTATCGGAGGCAGTGACCTCTATTCTATCATGAAGGGTGACTGGCATGAGCTATGGCTGGTCAAGACAGGGCGCAAAGAGTCAGAAGATTTGAGCCACCTGTTTAATGTCAACCTTGGCACATATACTGAGCAGTTTAATTTAAACTGGCTAGTAGAACAGACAGGGCTATCACTCTCTTACCCAGAAACTTTACCTACAAAAACAATTGATGACGTTCCTTATCAAGCCCGTGTTGATGCACTGGCTGAAGATGAAGAAGGCAATCACTTTGTTGTCGAGTGCAAGCACACCAGTAATGCGCGCACGATGACACAAATGTTAGATAGCTACATGCCTCAGATGCATCTGTATATGAGGGTGTATGAGATTAAGAAATGTTATCTGTCTGTTATCTTCGGTAACACATGGGACTTTGTAGTTGTAGATTACAATCATGACTATTGGCAGACAGTACATAATGAGGTCTGGTCTTTCTGGTGCATGGTGCGTGATGGCATAGAGCCTGATAACTACAGCGCAAAGAAAATCAATTGGTCTAACGTGAACATCAATGGGCTTGTTGCCCGTGATGCTAACCAAGACAATGCTTTTGTGAATCTTGCACATGACTTTGTGAACACATCACACACAGCCAAAACGCATGAAAATATCAAAAAAGAATTACGCTCAATGGTGCAAGACAATGAACGCGAAGTGTTCTGCGATTTGCTTACCATCAAACGTGACAAGCGCGGTGCATGCCGCATCTCAATAAACGAAGGGGCGGCGTAAGCCACCCCTCCTAACAGGATAGGAATCTGTTATGTCGAAGACTAATGTAACAAAGCTGGAATCACCAGCACAAAATGATATGCCCGACACCTTTGATAAGGCAATGCTGGCATTTCAAATGCTGTCTGTATCTGCAAAGAAGTCAGGTAACAACCCGCATTTCCGTTCAACCTATGCCACTCTTGAAGCGGTCATGGAAGCGGCAACACAAGCCAATCAGTTTGGTTTGTATTTCAGCCAGCCACTAGACATCATCGTGCTAGAAGGCAACATCATCCAAGTGGTGAACACCACAATTGTTCACGCACCATCAGGTGAGAAGCGCACCAGCCCATGCCCTGTTCGGTCTAAAGATAATAACGATCCACAGAAAATGGGGTCAGGTATTACTTACGCTAAAAGATATGGCTTACAATCTGCGTTTGGCTTGCCATCAGAAGATGACGACGGTAACGCCGCTTCTGCTAAACCAACACGCCCAACATCAACTCCACCACAAGATAAGGAATCTTTCTAATGAGTGATAAATATGTAATGGATGTCAACCGTGGCAGTGCATTCCCCATCAAAGACGGGGACTATGACAAGCTCGGCGCACCCACATTAAGCGGCACAATCAATGCTGTTCAATGGACACGCAAGCCTGATGATTCAGAATATAACCCAAATGTTTTGCTGTTAAAGACAGAAACCAAAGCTGGTCGGGCATTCAAAATCTATCAGGAAGTTGGCATCATGTTTGAAAACACAAAGCCAGATGCCAAAGCAGACTATTCTGGTAGCTATGGCAATCAGCGTTTGCAAGGCTTCAAGAACACATCAGCCGCAGGCAATTCATATATGAGTTTGTGGATACCGCCCGAAGATGGTGCGCCGCCAGTAGCGTCTAATGCTGTGGCACCTGCACCTGCACCTGCTGTAACTGAGGAGCCTATCGATGATATACCATTTTAATGACATCGCACTTCAACTTAAAATGTCTAAATATAGATTTCGCAATCTCATTAAAGAGCATGGTCTTAGCTATTGTAAGCTAGGCCATGCCAGATGGTTCACCAGAGAACAGTATGAAGAATACCAGAAGGCGATGACATGCTCTCCATCTATAAAAGAAAAGACATATATCACATCAGAGGCACCGTCACCATTGGTGACAGAGTGGTTAAAGTCCGGCGCACTACAGGACAGTCTACACGCAAGCAAGCAGAAACAGTCTGCCGATATGTAGAAAACGCAATTGTAAATGATATGAGTGGCGGCACGAAAGTGTTGCCATTCATTACAGTCGTTGATGATTGGCTTGCTGTTACACCTCGCAATGAAACAGACAGATACTTTGCGCGCCGTTTTAAATTAGAATTTGCTGCTTTAAATATTAACGACATTACTAATGATGTGTGGAAAGACTATAAGAGACGCCATCTTTATTCTTGTAAGCCCTCTTATATAAATAGAGTACGCGGCGCACTCATATCTATTATGAGCCATGCAGGTATTACACATACATTAGATAAAAACAAACAAGCCGATGACCGCATCAGGTTTCTCAGCTACGACAAACAAGAACAATTGCTGTCAGCCTATCCAGATTTTATCAGACCTCTATTCATTACTCTGGCCTATCAAGGCATTAGGGTAGGGGAGGCGCTTAACTTGCGTAACAGGTTTATCAATTTCGACAACGGTACAATGCTGTTAGAGAAAACAAAGAATGGTCGAAGACGCGTTGTCCACCTCCATCCTCGCGTTGCAGATGCCCTCCAACATCTGTCCGACCGTGACTATTTGTTTCTCAACAGCCAAGGTGAGCGCTACGCGAAGCCCCAAAATTTGCGTAGCGTTCACCGCACAGCTTGCATTCATGCAGAAGTATTTGACTTTACCATACATGATTGGCGGCATCATTGGGCCTCAACTCTCATGATGAATGGCGCTAATCTAAAAGCTCTAATGAAATTAGGGGGTTGGTCATCTGAACGCATGGTCATGCGTTACGCTGATGTATCCAACGAACACACAGCAGACACAGCGAAGCTAATGCCATGGAAATAAATAAACAAAATCATACAGATAAAGTAAGCAAAAGTAACATTGACATTGTAGGGGTCACTGGTTCAATCCCAGTACGCTCCACCATTTTCCGTCACAAAAACAATAGCTTATACCTTATCTTAGTCATAACTATCATTGTGCATTTATGCATGTTTAATGATATTTATTCTTTTTTCTATACTGCATTCTAAATAAGGAGGTTTATATGAGCACACTGCGGACACAAACCACAACCACTGGCAACAGATATAATGCTCAACGATATGAGTTAGTTGTCATCTGCGAATATACTAGAACCATTAGTTTGCTGGCTAAAAACGAGACTGAAGCAAAGATGTTAGCTGAGAATAGGTTAAGGAAAACATCAGTCAATGGTTTCAGAGATGCAGATAACCTACGCATCAATGGTTCTCTTGGCGACATAGAGTTCATTGAAGTACAGGAGGCATTATAATGGATAGATACATTGCATTAGATGAAGCGCGTGAAGCTGTCAAAGACAGGGGCGTTGCTTATGGCAAGCCAGTTGATTCATTCGACAGGCTAGCAAAGCTATGGTCTGCCTACAAAGGTACAGAGTTCACTGTGCATGATGTAGGTATAATGCTCATGATGCTAAAGATGGCGCGCCTTATGAATGATGAGACGCACGAAGATTCATGGGTAGATATAGCAGGCTATGCGGCTGTCACTTGCGAAGCGATAACCGATAATCAAGGTAGTCAGCACCTTCCTGTGGATCCACAAAACATTGTGACCATGAACAAGGACTAGGATTATGAGGGTCGATTACTTGCATAATGGATTGTCCAAAGTTCTGTTGGTCAAAGCCCTTGACCATGGCGTAAGTGTCATGGAATTTATAGCCACGCGCTCTAGCAAGCCACGCTACTCGTTTGTTTTCCACGTCCTCGATTTGAGCCAGACCCCAGTTGTGCCTGTGTCCACTGATATACAGGTCAGCATGGCTCTTGAACCGCGCCATCTTGTTCTGGGCATGAAGCGAATTCCATTGGGAATGACCGTTCATATCGTGCGCCGCATGTATTCTGCACTCTCTTCCATTTGGAAACTGAAGTGCGATACGGCTCTCCCAATCTTCGTGAATCGTATGCCCACCAGCAATCCACTTGAGAGGGTCGCCAGCACCAGACCACATATCATGATTGCCGCCAATGAGAACGAGAGGATTTATCTGGCTAATCAACCACTCAACTAACTTCCACGCTGTCTTGTGAGATGTGTCCTGTTCGCCGTATATGCGCCCCAGACGCCCGACCCAGTTGTTTTGGTAGTCACCTACCGAACATCCATAGATGTGCGTGTGTGAATCTATAATCGATATATCACGCCGCAATGAATCCCAATCACAATAATTATCATCAATGTGTGGGTCGCCAAGCCAGAGTAGGGCGATAGGGTCATCGCTCTTCATCTTGATTTCGTGCCAGCGTGTCTCTTCTCTATGGTTTTTTCTTATCTTAAAACGAGAATGAAGATGTTCGACTATCTCTTCGACAGGCATATCATCTTGCGGTATCTCAGGCAGAACGTATGTATCACGTTTGCCTTGCTGTAAGCGGCGATGAAACTCTGATTTAGAAATGCCTAATGCATCTGCACCTGCTTGAATACTGCCATGTTCATTATAAAATTCTATGGCTATTCTGTTATCATTCTCTTTAATTTCAATTGTTTTAGTCATGACTATCTAACATCATCTGTTTCAGTTCGGGACCACGCGTTTTGATTTGTTGAAACCACAAGCTGTCTTCCATCTCCAAAGCCGCACGTTCATAGTCACGGTCTTCGAGCGCAGATATAAATTTCTTAAAGCGGGAGAAGCGGGGCCAGCCTAGATTAAACACCATAGAAGCAACTACCTTCATGGCCTGTTCTGGTAAATCTCTCCACCATTCCATGCGTTCATCTAATTCATTCAACACAATCTCAATGTCATCTTCTAAGATAACAAGCGCCGCCCTTTCTGAGATAGGCTGTTGCATGTTGTGACCATAACCGACTGTCGGCACACCCACAGTATCCATATACATTTCCAGCCGCAGGCCTTCATGTTTTGCAACTAGAGCTGCAAATTCTGATTTGTTCATTTCTTAAACATCTTTGTTAATTGTTGCACACCAAAGCTAGCGGCAAACACCACGCCAACCGCTGTCTTATAGAAATCAGGCATCGCCTCAAGCGCATTGAAACCACGCTCAACAATGTCTTCATGCCCTGTAAAGGCTAAGATGAGGGGGATAGATACAAGCACAGTAAGCCATTCGTCTTTCCACGATTGGTTACTATTCTTTGCTTGTTCGAGGTTCCACTCCTGTTCACCAGCGGCGACCCGCTTGGCAACAGCAGTTTTAGCTTTGGCTGTTTCAACTTTAGATTCAACCCATGAGCCAGCTATACCGGCTACTGCTTTGACTAATATAGGTAACATGGTGCTACACTATACTGCATTAGTGCATTACAAAACGCACATTTTGTAACTACTTAAACAACTTACGCAATACATATAAGATAGAAAGAACACCAAGAACTAATGCGATCCACTCATTAAGAGCAGGCAACCAAAGAGGAGCAGAGATGCCCCCACCTGCAATTGCTATGTCTGTGTGGATGTCTTTCATCAGCCTGCAATTTCCATAAGAGTTATCTGCGTCAAGCAACCGTCATGCGATAGCTGAGATGTTTGACCATTCACATTGCTTTTAATTTGTATTTTATATGTAACGGCAGACGTTGTTGCAGGAGTGTCTAAGTATCGCAATGAAATGCTCTCTTGTGCATAACCATTTAGCTGATTGTAAGCCAAATTATTCATAGAAGTTATAGCTGTTGTTCCACGCAAAACCTGTAGGCTCATAGCATTTTCTACATTGCCAGATGATGTTCTTGCACTACCACTCATCATCACAAGAATTTTAGAAGATGTGGAGGACGGAGTTATTGTAGCTTCTTTGTTAGCGTCTGAATAACTGTTGCTAGTAGTGGAGCTATCCGATGTGTATTTACTTTCAACCACCTGCAACACAGAGCCAGCAGGAAGAGACTGATTGTTTAGTTTTGTTAAACTCATTATGCAATCCTCATCACTATCAAAGATGTGACCGTACCATCAAGGTCAGCAAAAGAACTTTGCGTTGATATATTGTGAGCAAACCTATAAGTGCTTGCCTGATTACCTGCAGGATTACAGGTTGCTTGAAGTCTTATCTTTGTGCCAGATGAAGTTGCTTTAAATATTGTGCTTCGCTTGTGGTGATGACTTACCTCATAGGCGTCTGCGGCGTTTAAGGACCTAGTAAACTCACTGATTCGAGAATTAATTGAACTAAAATTGTCTGTGCTAAATTCTGCGGCAGAAGTTGAAGTGATAAGTTCGGGTGAACCTGCTGTGTCTGAAGTGATTGCCAGAGAATATTCAACCCAATACACTCCATCTGCACTATCTAATTCGTAGCTGTTGGTAGAAGCGTCAAAGTTTGATTTAGTGTCATACTTAACAGTTCCGTTAGTGTTAAAATCAACAATTGCAAAAGTTGCATCAGTAATTCCTGACTGTGTAGTTGTTAAGTCAACTTGGAAGTATTCTTTGTTAGGCTCTGTTAGTATTCCAGAAATTTCGATATTTGTGTCCAGCTTGGCTGATGTAACACTACCATCTGTGGGCGTAACCACATTGCCTACATTGCCGAACACTCGCACAAAGTCTATAACATCTGATGATGATAGCGTGGCACCAACAGTCAGCGTGTTACCTAATAGGCTCATGGTAGAGCCAGCCTGTATTACACCGTTGATGCTGACCAGTAAGTTGTTTACTGTCTCAGGATAATATGCGGCACCGTTTCTGGTTAGTGCATAGTCAGCCGTGGCAGAGGCAGTCAGAGCATCTAGCTCAACGAACTCGCCAATGGTAGGTTGCTTACCTATATAGGGCATTAGTCTGCCTCCGCTATTGTTAGTTCGCCAGCGGCTACCTGACGCATAATTTCTGCGTAGTGTCTGTTGGCTGGGTCAAGGGGTACTGACATTTCAGTACCGTCAATAGTAGCTTTGATACTGTGAGTAACACTATCTTCTGCTACATACTGTGCATTTGTTATTGTCATGCTATCCATTTTTATAACTCCGCATCCGCTGTGATACCAGTCATACGCCAGTTACCACCAGAACCAATTGCACCTTTATATGCGCTAAATCCATTTACACTGATAGAGCCTCTAGCAGTTGAATTAGTATCTGTAACTGTTGGTGTAGACCGCATTTGAACAGGAAATTCAAATGGGATTGATACAGCTATTGAACCACCAGTGAAGTTCCACATTTGTGAACCATCACCAGCGAAGTAATACCGCTGGCACTTCTGCAAAGTTTCCGCATAGCTTTCGTGTTCAAACGGCGTGGCTACATCGCCTACCTCAAGCTGTACGCCTGTAAGTTGAACTGCATTGTTAAGAGTAGAAAAAGCATTTGCTTGATTTACTGTGTAACGTGTTCGTGGTGTAGTTCCTGACCACCCTGCCGACCCACGTGCAGTACTTGTTCCTGTAGTGTTTCCACTAAGTATCCAGTAAATAGATAGTTGAATACTGTTGTCATTTGTAGGCTTAGTTCCTACTTCGCTAGTGCTTGGGGCTGGTACAGTTATAGTTTTATACTCCCAAGTATTAGCAGAGTTTATAGCGTATTCTGCTACATAATCTGCGGCGGTATGATTAACTTCAAACTGTACACAGTAAGTTCCGGCAACAGGAGACTTAACATAAAAAGATAAAGTGACATCTTTTGCATTAGATGTTCCGTACTGTAAATGCTGAATTTCATTTCCTTCAAAAGCATATCTAAAATTACAATGTGTATCATCATTAGCATTTGGGTTTGCCACTGCGTCTTGAACTTTTATCTGACTGCATTTTGGAAATTCATCAAGGCCAGAAGTGCCTTCTTGCGAGAGGTCAAAAGTAGTTGTTGTCCAAGTGCCACCTCTGCGAAAAGAAATGCGGTCTGCCGCACCAAAGCCACCTGAATTGGAATAAGTTGTAGCTGACGTTCCCCTCTGTGCAACAGCCATGTTTCCGTTGATTATGAGGTTTCTCGCACCTACATATTGGTCCTGCGAGGCAGGTAGTATTTTACTTAGTGCCATTTACTCAGCCTCCAATGCAGTTACTCTAGCAGTCAATGCTTCAATAGCGGCTTGCTGTTCTTGTATGGTAGCCACCAGCAACGGCACTAGCTTACTCTGGTCAATATTCTGCATAACAGCGTTACCATCGTCATCAACTTCGTTGTGTGTGCCTGTCACGGCTTCTGGTACTACAGCCTGTGCTTCGTGTGCTAGAAAGCCATCAACCGTTGTGTCGGGGTCAACAATAAAGTTAAACCGAACAGGGTTAAGTTGCTTCAGCCTGTCAGTTGCGCCTGTAATGTCAGTGACATTTTCCTTTAGGCGGTGGTCAGATGATGTGTTGTAGCTTGTGCCAGAGGTGCTTATAGTAATTGAACCAACGGCAGAACCGTTATACCTAAATTGATGCGATGTGAAACCGTTGCCATAGTTTTGATTGAAGACAGCAAGCGTACCGTTAGAACCTTGTTGTGCAAATGTAGTACCAACCCCGTATTCAGAGGTTGCGCCAATTACAAGACTGGTGCCACTGACACGCATTGCTTCTGCGCCGTTATTTGTTGCAAAGGCAAGTGGATGGTTAGTTTGAGTTTGGATATAACAAACTGAACTATCCGCAATGAAACGAAGTTCTGAAGAGGCTGAACTATTGGTTAGCTTTATGTTAGCTTGACCAGCAACGGAAACTTCAAGTGGGCTGTCTGGTGTTGTAGTACCAACGCCTACACGGTTGTTTGTGCTGTCAACGTGCAGTGTGTTTGTGTCTACAGTTAGGTCGCCAGTAATAGCTATGTTTGTGTCTAGCTTGGCTGATGTTACTGCATCGTCTGCAATTTTGGCTGTGCTTACAGAAGCATCAGGCGGCACGATAGTCTGCAAAGCCAAGCCGTTATACACCACATAAATATCATCGGTTGCCACAACAGAACCAGTCAGCGTTACAGTTGTATCTGATACGCTATAAGCTGTAGTCGGCTCTTGCCGAACATTATTGATAAACAGGTCAATGCTCTCAGGCCCAGCAACAGCATGGCTCAGTGTCAGGCTAGTACCTGTAGCACCAGTCAGGTCTTGCTTTGCAGGTAGACTGCTATAAGCGTTAGTGCTTTGATTACCTACATATCCCATGTGTCACCTATGTACTGATTGCATCAACAGCAGAAACCCAAACATCAACAGATGCAGCTGTATCCGATTTAACGTAAAGCCTGTCACCTGATTGCACGACAATCTTGGCACCGCCATCCATCACCTGTAGCGCACCACCAGCAGGGATAGGCGCATCTTTAATTAGATGAATGTCGTTAGTGCCATCGTTGATGTAGACCTCAACAGTCACAGCATTGGTTGTGACATTGGCAAGGTGAATACCTACCAGCGTATCGTAGCTATCAAAGTTTGCACCATCGGGAATATCTGCCGCCGCAGTGCCTACTCCGTTAAGTGTGTATCGTCTAAAGTTCTGTGCCATCTTTAACTCCTATAATGCGATAGCCATTGCAATGCTAAAGCCGTTAGTAGCAAAGCCAGATGTGTCTGCGGCAACATCGTTCCACGCAGAGCCGTTGTAAACCTTCATTACGTTTGATGCTGTGTTGAAGTATAAGTCACCAGCAGTCAGCGCATCACCGTCATTATCTACCGTTGGGTCGCTAGACTTAGGCCCAAGGTAAGTATCATCAAATCCATCAACTGCCGCCGCCGCTTGTTCAGCCCAGTAACGTGCAGAATAGTTAGAGCCATCAACAGTAGTGTTAGACGCATAAGAACCGCCGCCGCCCAATGCCCACTGCTTTGCAGAACCGCTAGTGTTACCAGCTTGTGAGCCGATAGCGTATTCTTTAGATGACCATTCGGTGCCATCTACATTACTACTTGTTTCTGTCGCCCACTCTTTTGCGGCACCAGAACCAGCCGTGTCAGTTACACCTGTACCGCCAATAGCCCATGCCTTAGATGCATAGTTGCCAGAATCAGAACCGTTTTCTTGAACCTGACCATCAACCTTAGTTGCATAATCTTTGGCTTCTTGTGCATGTTCCTCTGCGTTTTGGATATCAGTAAGATTTGCAACAACAGTAGCAATGTTAGCTGTATCGCCAGCAACAGTAGTAACGCTAGAATCAATGTTAGCAACAGTTGTTACATTAGCCTGTATGCCAGCAACAGTAGTTACGTTTGCCGCTATGCCTTCTACAGCATCAATGTCAGCCGCTATGCTAGCTACAGTTTGCGTTGATGTAATTAATGGCCCAGCTTCAGATTCACCAGTGGTAGAATTAAACGCAAGCACTCTGCCTTTACGGTCATCTAAGGCAGGCAATGTTAGATTAGCATTAACATCAAAGTCTGTTAGCTGTAAGGCGCGACTAGCTTGGTCTTTCAAATCAGCAGAGATAGCAATAAATTTATCTAACTCTAAGTTTAATGACGTAACATCAAATGGGCCTGATGTTGGAAAGTCTGTCGTTCTAGCTAATGCAATATCTCTTGTGATAACAACTTTATCTGTAACGGTTGTGCCTGCTGTTGAAAGAGAGATTGTACCAGTAGAACCATTGCCACCTGTTACAGTGTAATGAGTTGTTAATGTCTTTAATGTACCATTGATATATACATTCAAGTCAGCCGCATCGAAGAACTCAAAGCTCACAGTAAAGCTCTTATGAGTTTGGCCCTCTGTTATAGAGCCAAAATCAACTGCTATTCTTGGTGAATTATCTGTTAAACTAATAGTCATTCTGTTCCCCTATCATGCATAAATGCAGGTATCAACGCACATTATTATCGTCTTGAGCCAAGCATAAGGTCACGCATATCATCACGAATAAGCGGCAACCCTAAGAATGGTGAGCTATAAAATAATTCTTTGCTTCCTTCATTAAAGTCGCCATCAAGAAATGAACGCGTAGCTCTAAAGTAAGAAAGTCCTAACCCAACAGGAGCGCCAAATGGTTCAGTTAAACCATCTGCAAATCTTTGCTTCCTGTCTGGGTTTAAATATCGTGGTGAGATAACAAAATCTTCTGGGCTGTCAGAGAAGTTAGCCGCCATAGACAATCCTAAATAACCAAGGTCAGCATAGATGCCAGTTAAACCAGAATGGTCTACCAAGCGCGCTATCATGTCAGGTGAATCAGTCCAATTATCTTTTGCCTTCCGCCACCAATAGCGGTCTTTTATCTCTAACGTAATGTAAGACATTGCCATCAATGAGATAGCACCTTGCATTCTATGTTTGCGCGCAGGGTCACGCATTGCACCTAAGATTTTATTGTTTGCCCCAAACGCAAAATTCATAAAGGTGAAGGGCAGGGTCATTGTGCCAGATTCAAGACGCACCATCTTTGTTTGTGCAGTCGATGCTTTCTCATCAATCTCATATAGTTTTGGAAACTGCTTACGCATGGCTTGTGTATAAGCATTATCTTTAATGTAAGTAACGCCATCCATAATAAGAGGGCGGTCAAAGGCTGTACCCATAACAACAGCATTATCAGCGTGAGCATTAGTTGCCGCTTGATATCTGCGTATCATCTCACGGTCTTTGGGTGTCTTACGAGGCCATGCATCTGTATTAGCAAGCATGAAGTCATCAGCTTCAGCGCGCTCTGTTGGCATCTTATTTATGTAAGCAGCCAATTCTTCATCAATTCCATATCGGAATAAATATTCTTTATCACGCGCATCAATCGTACCATCAATTAATTTTTTACTTAACCGAATGAATTTATCATTCACTAATATTTGGTCTAATACTTTGTAAGTTGTAGTAATCGGACCAAGAAAGTTAGCCGTATAAAAGAAACGAGAGCCTATCTCTTGTGTTCGCTCGAGCTTGTTCGGCTGAACACTACGCAAAGAATCTCCTAATATCTTTCGCTGTGCTATATTGCGCGCCATATCGAGCGCAGTACCAGCTTCTCTTGCTTGTTTGAAAGTGGCATTGCGTGTGTTTGCATTTAAGAATGCAACACCAGCTTTTAATGTTGGCCTTAACCCATGAGCAAAAGTAATGGTAGCTATGTCAGTAACAGCAGAAAGACCAGCGCCACCAAGATAGGTAATGCCAGACATAAACTTAGAAAATTTTGATAGCTGATTATCTAATCTATCAGGGCTTCTAATCAATGCACCCATAAGACGGTCATGGTCGCCATAAAATGCAGAACGAATCTGCGCTATATCTTCATCAGCAAACTTTGCTTTGCGTAATCCTTTATCAATCTCGTCTAATAACTCATCAATTGTCTTGCCATCATAAGCGCGCTGAAACTCAATCTTCTTACCAGCACGATTGGCGTAGGTGTAGAACACATCGATATTCTTCACCATGAAGTCATTGATAAGATGCTCATCAATGTCTGTCTTGCGATGCTTTAAATGTTTAGAATTGCCTGCAATGCCTGCTGGACGTGCATCAATTAAATCATCTGCATCCATTTCCATGATGGTGTTATATGTATTGTCTGCGCTTTGCTTTGGATCAGGCAGTCCTTTATTTGTGTAATGTGTTGTAAATATCTCTTTGAACCGCGCGGCTTCAGCAGGGTCTTGTAGCTTTAGCTTGTCGTAATAGATAGAAAACACATAGCCTTTGCGTGTTGGTGACTGCAATGCATCTTCTAAATCAACAATGCGCTTTCGTAATGCACCAACCTCTTCATCAATATCTGTGAGCTTGCCGCCTTGCTTTGCAGTTGTACCGCCGCCCTTGCGGGCAGATGCTTCTATATTTGCTGATACACCTGTCTTCTTTTCAATCTTTGCGGTGAGTGCTTCTATCTCTAGCTTGATTGCGGCATCATCTTTAAGCAATCCAACATCTCGCATGTCACCATCAAACTCATCAAAGAACTCTTTAATAGCTGTAAAACCCTGCTTTTGCTGGTCACTTAGCCCCTCAAGAGCCTTGCGCTGTGCGCTTGGTGATGTTGATTGAATGTATTTTGTAATTAAATCTTCAAGAAACTCATCAAAATCTTGATTGAATGGGTTAAAGTCTGCTGTATAAGCGCCCATAAACTGTCTTGCTTTTTGTTGCTGACCATTTGTTGCATGTTGCTTATGCAAATCACGCAATGTTTCTTCCATCTTTCTAGCTCTGCCATCATAAACAGCAGAGCGTTGCCCAACAGAATGCGGAATAGCTTGGTCAGCCGTACCCACAAGCGAGATAGATGAGTTACCATTCATCTTAATTGCGTATTCTTTTATAAACTGCGGTACTTTTTTATTGTCTAACACCAGCCGTTGAAGCGGTGAGCCAAATGGATTTTCTATCTTAGAATCAAATTTGTTATCTGTGCCGACATTCAGCCCTTCTTTGCCTTCATCAACCATGTGATTGAAAGGCTTTCCTTGTGCTTTTAGCCAGGCTTTTTTTGTAGATGATTTAATAAAAGGCGCTGCATTTGGAACCCCTTTCAGAATACCCCCTGTAACAGCGCTCAGAGCCGTTGCAGTGCCTATGTTCCATGCCGCCTCGTAGTCCTCGTCTGCTACAGCAAACGGCGCTCTACGAGCCTCAGACGCAATACCGTAACCAGCACCTACTGCGCCTAAACGAGTAGCACCTTGAAAGACTGTCTTACCTAAATTAACAGCGTTAAGAGCAGGCACAAAGGCTGTAAGAAATAATGGGTCAGCAATGCCGCCAGCAATAGCTGTTGACCAGTGTGCGCCTGCCATAATCTCTCTACGTTCAATGACTTTATCTACACGATTTTCTAAGAAACGGAGATGATCCATATTCTTAGCGCGCACCAAATCATCCCAGTAGGGCAAGTATTCATCTTTTATATTATCAGCAACACTAAATGATGGGTCTTTAACAATGCTACCAAACAGATATGCTTCATGCCCACTCTCAATCATTGGCATATTGTTATAAGCAACATTCGCTTTGAAGCCATCCCACCAACCACTGTCAGTTTGCAACTGCATGTCAGACGGAACAGACTGTAAGTAAGGGCGGGGGTTTGGCTCTAACTCAATCATTGCTGTTCATTCTGTTCATGTGCAAATTTGAAAGATTTATACTCTGGGTTCTGATATCTTTCTCTATTGCTGTTTAATCTTAACTCTGCATCACGAAGTTGCGCTCTCTGCTTATTGCGGCGCATACGATGGTCTGATTGCATTTCAGCCCTTACAGCATTGCCGCCAACCATCATTGGACCGCCATTATGAATAACTTGATGGCCTGTTTCTTTATCAACAACGATATAAATAGGAAGGTTCGCGCCGCCCTGTCCTGTTGCAAGAAGCGAATGCGTTTTACCTAAAGCAAAACTTTCATCTACTGTTGCTAACTTCAAATCGACACTGGTGCGGAAGGTATTAAAGTATTCGCCATAACGTACCTCTGGTGAATACATACCGCGTGTGCTGTCACCTTCACGCGAATAAATAAAAGATGATTCGGCAAACACTCTGTCAGCAGATTCTCTTAATATCTTTTTTGTTTTTTCCTCACCATGATAATAAAGCAACATCGGAGTTACCTTCATAAAGTGAGTAATCTCTTGCCCTGTTGCATCATCATCAAGGTCTAAATATCGCCGTACAAACTGCCCTAATGATTGCTCATCACCTAGTGCGGCTTTTAAATTATCGTTACGAATATTTAGTGGTATTGCCATATAGTCTCTTCGTCTGGTTTGAAACTGTTCAAACGGCATGGTTACTATGCCAGCACTATAAGCACTAATCTCTTCCATGTTTGTTATGGCTTCTTGTGTCATGCCGCGAGACATGGATGACGCGCCATCATTTGTGACATTGCGATATAATTCTACAAATTTTGTTAGTTTCTTTTCTGAGCCAACTAAATCAATGATGCTTTGGTCTGAAAACATTTCTACTACAGGCGCAGGCAAAGGGCCGCGACCCATAATAATTTTATAAGCATTACCGTCTTTGTCTGACATTATCTGGTCAAGGTTATTAAGAAGGTCATAGCCATCTTGAATGCCCATAACTTGTGTAAAATAATCATTAGATTGCTTTTGGCTCAACAGAGCGCCGACGCCTATATCATATTCAGTTTGCTGTTGCCGTATTAAGTTGGCATTATTAACAGCTTCTTCTTGTCTTGTTCCTTGATATGCAGACAGGTTTGTTGCCAGCTTAGAGCGTACACCCTGCATGTCATTCTGTTCTAAGAACTCTGCTGTAAATCCAATCTCAGCAAGCGCCTCTTGCATTGCTTGCGGCTGTGCGGCTAATGAAGTTGGATTGCGTAACGCACTTGTCATCGCATTAAGATAAGCAGATTCAACATTGAATGGATTGTCTGGGTTTTGGTCTTGTGCAACAGCAGAAGCAATAGCAGACATCCTATCTATCTGCCCGCCATAGCGCGCCATCTTAGCTTCTTGCGTTAATTTATTATACGCTTCTGCATCTAGCTTATGCTCTACAGCAAAGTCATCAATATCTGCTATAACATTCTTATATAACTCATTAGCAATCGTATCACCTACACCATCAGCATCATTATCAAATGATGGCGTATTACCGCTTGGAGATGCAGATGTTGCGCGCAATGCAGGTATAGCTTCATCAACAAAGTAATTTTGTTTATTGCGCTTATCGAGCGCCATTGCCGCTTGGTAAGATTTAATCTGAATGTCGGTTGCATGTTGCGCCGCTACAGCGCCGCCAACCTCATTGATAAAACCAGCATATCTTGGATTCAGCTTTGCTGTTTCAGCAATATATGATTCCATAGATTCAGTATAAACTTTGCCATTAACAGGACTGCCGTTCTCATCGACACGCTTTAATTTACCCTGTGCAAGCAAGTCTGCTTTTAATGAGTTCTGATATTTTGTATCTATAAGCGGCTGTGCTGTACGGC